CATAGAAGGCAATCCAGCAGATTCTTCAATAGAAGACACTGCCAATGCATCGATTGAGTTATAATAACCTGGCATACACATCCAGTTATAGAAATTATGTTCCACTAATTTAACTTGTGGAATTTCAGTTGCAGTCTGTTTAACTAGATGACCACGTTTAATCTCTACATCGAAGAAATTCTTAGTCTCTTTCGCCCCACCATATCCTAACTTCTCAAGTTTTTCCGAAGGTTTCCTATAGAAGGAGTCGAAATGAATTCCAAAAGGAATTACATCAGGAATTCTTTCGACTCCAAATTCTGCCGCTTTATTCTTCAATACATTAGAAACTACACCAAATTTTTTAATTTGATTGTAGAAGAGATTACCGAAATCTCTTCTAGCAAGAAGCATATCCCACTGTCCATGAGCAACTGTTGCTAATTTTTCAGGTGGAATTCCTAGTCTGTTCAGATGAACAATCGCTTCCGGATTAGTAACGAATAGATCGTAGGAGTCGTTTAATAAACGAATTTCATCAGGAGTATAGTGTTGTGTCCAATCAAGCAGATTGGCAATAATTCCATACTTGTATAACTCTTTCTCTAATCCTCTGTGGATTGCAGCAAATGCCCATCTAGATTGTGTGTAGAAAATAACTTTCTTCATTTATGAAGCAACCTTATCACCTAATAACATTTTGAATCCATTATTATAAGCATATTTGAAATATTTCGCCATATGAGGAATTCCACCATTTCCAGCTGTAGCTACTGCGTCACCACCATATTCCCATCCTTTCAATGATCCCCACATTTCTCTATCTGATAATGGATGTGGCGGAACCCAAGTCTTGTATTCAGAATACTTCTGAAGCATCCAAGAGAAATGCATATCTTCACCAACTGAGAATTCGTGATTAATAGGAGGCAATTCTCTACAAAAATGAGTGATCATATCTCTATGGAAGAACCAAGCGTGACCACCATAATCAACCATTTCTGGTTTTTCGTTGGGGTTATCCCAACCAATACGTTTCTCATATCCAAAATTAGAATTATTGATAATTACACCAATAGTTGTGTGAAGTCCAGGATGATTCTTCTGAGTCTCTAAACAATTCTCGAACCACTTCTTACCTGGAATAGTATCATCATCGAAAATACAAACCCAATTTGTTCTAGCATTCAAAGCATAATAGAATCTAGACCATACTCCAAAATTTGTGTTTGAAATAGAAGAAACACATTTATTAATATATGTATTATCGTATTGAACTCCTGGCATCGAATTCTGCCAATACATAATATGCTTCGGCTGAATTGTTGATGTTGTTACGGCATCAAATTGTTCCTTTAAATTAGCTGGTCTTTTGTAACCATTCAATACTACAGTAATATCATTATTCATATTAACCCCAAACACATACTTTTTCTGAGAAAGAATTTATTCCAATTGCATAACAACGTTTATTCTTGACATCATTATTTAGCCAACGATCTATAGTAGAACCAATATCGATATATGTATTATTTTTATTAGAACTGTGTAACTGATGTGCTAAAATATTACCGAGCGGACCACAAGAAAATAGAATAGTCTTTTCTTTGTAATTGCGTTTTTTTATAGATTCAATAACATCAAGATCCAATAACCAAGCGTTATAACCAACACCATAGAAATCTTCAATTTTAAATGGTAATTTTGTGTAATCACTATTTTTATTAGCAACTAAAATTACTTCACGATTGTTGAATTCTGGTATGATATTATCAACAAAATAATTATAATTAGCATTAACAAAAAGATTTGCATATGTTAAATGATCTTGATCTTGTCCAGAAAAATTTGTCATATCATAATGGGCATTTCCTTGACAACAAGGACACGAAATTCCAACATAATAATCTGGATGCTTATATTGAAACGAATCGATTAATAACTGTCTAGAATATTGACATACATCAGTTTTGTCAATAATCCATTCACCATTTCCTGGTTCGCACTGAACACTATTCATTGCCAACCATTCTCCATCGGCATATTTTGAAAAAACGAATTTCTTATTACTCTTCAATAGTTGATGAAATTTTTCAAGTTCTTTTCTGAATTCTTTCATAATAATCCTTTACAAAATCAGAACATATACCAATACATTTAGAAATATCATCATTATATATTTCAGGCATGACTGCTATGGAATTATTTATAGGTTGTTTACCAGGATAAACCCAAATAAATTTTTTTGATGTTAAAGTCATATCATCCACATCATGCCAAAACCAATTGAATTGAGTATCAAACATCATATCGACTGCATTATAATTTTTACAATGAATCCAAAGATAAGATTCTCTATCCCTTAAAAAAGACATAGATATTTCTGAATGTCCACAATCATGTCCAAGAAATAATCTTGAACCATGAACCCAAAGATCGATCTCTACATCATATCCTGAATCCAAAGCAAGATCTATATAATTTGGGGTATTCTCCAATTCAATATTCTTACCAATCAGATTACCACGATGTGATATTAATAACATGTTTTATTTGTTTGAAAATGTACAAATAAAATTATTTGGATAGAAATTATTCATTGGTTCGTCTGGACTTATTTCAACATTCATTAAATCTCGTTTAAATATATTAATGAGTTCTTCTCTATTATAACATTCAGAAGCATCTGGATTTATCTGAAAATAACCAGAACTACATTTTTTGATTATTCGTAAATAATCATCTTGCATGCGTTTGTTTAATTCGGAGAAAGCATAATTACTAATTACAAAATCAAAATCTATATCATATGCTGATTCAATTGTGGTTGCAGTAGTGTTTAGTAAATTATGATGATGAAGATATCTTTTCTGTAATTTATTAACTGATTCCAAATCAAGAATAGTGTATGTTTTGAAGTTGAATATCTTAGATAAAATTAAACATTGACCGCCATATCCTCCACCAATTTCAACTATATTAGCTCTATTTATATCAAATTTTTCCACAATATCCATTAATGTTTTAATATATCTCAACGTTGTTGGTGATATTGTTCCTACCAGCGGATACTCGTATATGAGAGGACTGCCTATCTTGTCGTTACTTTTGAAATCATCTAAATGTTTCATGATCAATTGAAATGTATCTGGTTTATATTTCTGACAAATTAAATTTAAATAGTACATTCCCAAATCATATGAAACATGTTCTAAAATTGGTATGTAATTTTTATTTATTTTAAACGAAGAAAACGCCATATCATCTGATGCGATACGTTCACATTCATTAAAGTAATTTATTTTAATTTGATCTAAATTAGACCAACCCAACAAGTTATTCGATTCAATCATATATTTCCTTTTACTTACCACTAATTAGAATGATCTAGAAAATATTTTAGATCTTCTGGAGTTCCTAATCCACACATATTATTTATAGTAAATGATTTGATTTTTTTATTATCATAAATTGCTTCATTAAAAATTGGACAAACATAAAATTCATTATTGATTCTGATATTTTTCTCTATCATTTGTTCTGCATATTTCACATAATCAGAGCCTTTTGTCCAATAATAAATTCCTGCAGTAGCTATATCAGATATAGGTTTTTTTTCAGCAACTTCAGTTACAAAACCATATTCGTCTATTTTAGCAAAAGACCATTTAGGATGAGTGGCACTAAATGTTACAATTCCACCATCAATAGAAGATTCTTGCATTTTATATAAAAATTCATTAGAATTCCATTCAACAAATTGATCTGAGTTTGCCATTAATAACGGTTCATCGTTATCTATGAATTCTTTTGCCAATAGAGTGGTACAAGCTGCACCTTCTGTTATACCATCAACTTCAACAATTTTACATCCTGGTGTTATTAAATTCAATAAAGAATCTAAATTATATTTTTCTCGATGCTTCTTTTGAACGACATATATGAATCTTCCATCAACATTCAAGTTTTCTACTACAACTTGAATCATTGGTTTTCCGTTAACATCAATTAAAGGTTTCGGAAATGTATATCCTGCTTGCTCAAATCTAGACCCAGCGCCAGCCATAGGTATCAAAATATTCATAGTATTTCCTTGCCATTTTGGGATAAATTTATTGGTCTTTGTTTTATTTAAAATTTTGTCTAAATTTAAATCTTCTGGTGAATTAACTCTTAAGACATTTGCGCTCGATCTATAAGCTGCCATAAGACCAGTCGGAGAATCTTCTACTATTAACGTATCTTCAGGAAATATACCAAAAGATTGCATCGCTTTCCAATAGATTTCTGGATATGGTTTAGGATATAGTACATCTTCATTAGATAAAACTATATCAATATAACAACTTATACCAATTCTATCCAATACAGTTTGAATAGTTTTTCTTATTGAATTTGAACAACAACCTAAAATAAAATTTTCTCTCTTCAACGTTTCAAATATATCAATCAATATATTGGATTTGTTCAACTTATATAATTCATTTAGCGTTAGTTCTTGTTTCTTATTCCAAATAAGATCATGAAGATTTGAATCTAATCCCTTTTCTTTCGTTAAATGACTTAATTTATCGAATGTTTTTAATCCATCATATTTCGAATGATGTTCGGATAATGTTATTATTTTACTGGAATCCGAATAATATTCTATAGCTTCATTTAAACATTTGAAGTGGATTTCTTTGGTATCAACTAATACACCATCCAAATCAAATAAAATCAATTTAATCATTATCTATATCCTCTTATAGAAATATCTATATCATATTTATTTAACAAAGTAGTTATATGGGGATATTCTGATATATTCCATTTTCCGCCAACACATGCTGTTGCTATATAAGGATATTCTAGAGAATCAAAATGACCACCAACTGATTTACCTTTTCGTTTAACAGCCATACCTATATAATCAAATTTTGACAGTTCGTATGATGTTGCAATCTCATCTCTGACAGTTTGTGTTTTATAAGATTCAAATAATTGAATTAATAGATCTTTTCTCCAAATTGTTATTTGTGTAGAGAAATAATAATCTGAATATTTTTTCAATACAACCAATTTATCGTATTCTGGATATTGTTGATCTTTAACAATTCCTGATTGAATTAGTCTTATGAAGCCAATAATTGGATTTTGACTCATAAAATTGAGATATTCGTTCAAACTAATTTGATCAACATAATCATATAAGACATAGTCTTCTAATGAGAATAGAATAAAATCTTGTTTAATTTGAGATAATGCCAATAAAATTCTATCTGCAAATAAAGAATTTTTTTTATAGATAATCTGGTTTATAGATCTATCTGTTGAAATTTCTTCATCAACACACACATAATGTTGTATTTCTTTAGTGAAATATGTATTTATTGAATCGAAATATAAATCATATAAATCTTTACAATCAGAATGAGTGTGGGTTAAAATACAAAAATTATTGTATGATGTCATAATGTGTTAATTCCAATCCAGTATATTGATATTTTGTATTTACTATTTACATATAATCAATAAACCTACATTTAATCCTTCAATACACGGAGCACCGGAACCTATTATTCTATCTTCATAATTTTCTTTTGAAATTTCGGTATTCAGAAATTGTTGAATATTTTCGATTTGTAGACCTGGTAAATCAAATGTTATAATAAGATATCCACCAGGTTTAACTTGTTCTAAAAGATTTGAAAGATATAATACATGATCGCCAGGAATTTCTTCAAGAGCAGAAACATTCAGTACTAAGTCAAACGATTCTTTGAAATTGTCATTAGGCTCTTTAGTTATATCATGAACACAGGTATTAGTAAATCCAGAATAAATGATATCAGAATTAGTTACAGAAAATACTCCATATTCTTTTTCTAATCTAGATTTGAATCTTTGATGATGTTCGATATCGAATCCCCAAGATGAATTATGTATCTTTAGATTAACTGGTAAATCTAAATTATTAAGAATATCCAACACAGTTGGATATTCGTATTTTCTAGACCAATGTGGATATGTATCATCAAACTTATCGTTCTTAGTTATATATCTAAAATCAAGTATTTTCATGATAATCCTTAGAAATTTGGTGCAGTTTTAACGCCAGATGGATAATATCTAGTTAACCAATCCAACTCATTACGTTCTGGGTGTTCAGCATACCAACCCTTTCCTGTATATACATCCCAGATCATCTGGAAATATTCTTCGTACAAATTAGCAACACGATCCATTGTAAAATTAGCCATCGCCCAATCTCTACAATCCTGAGGATTAATTCGATCAATATTCTTTGCTGCCCAAGTAAAGTGATCGAAAGTACGACAACGATATCCTGTTACACCATGTAGATTATTCTCTGCATGGGAACCCCAATCAGTTGTAATAATAGGGCATCCAGCAAATAGAGCTTCAATAGATGCTCCGCCAAAAGGTTCATTAAACATCGAAGGTAACCAGAATCCTTTGGCTCTTGAAAGTATCTTCTTTCTTTCAGATGAATTTAGATATCCGACAACTTCAATCTGACCAGGAATTTCCTTATATCCATGTTCTTCAAGAGAACCTTGACCAGCAATCTTTAATTTCAACCCAAGTTTTTCGCAAACCTGAACTGCCACATCAATTCCTTTTCCAGGATAAATTCTACCCATGAATAAGAAGTAGTCGTCTTTCTCTTGTGAAAATTCGAACTCTTCAGGATCAAAATAATTTGGAATAACTGCATGGTACCACGATTCTTTACATTGACCAACGGCTTCGTGTCCACCAATAGCAGAACGAATTGCATAAGATTCGTAAATTCTCCAAGGAGAGAATTGACCTGTAGCATATCCGATACCAGGTTCAACGATAATCATATCTTCGACGAACTCATCGCAGATTGGCTTATGACCCCATCCCCAAAAAGGAAGAAGAAAGTCGTTTGGTTGTTTTCTCTTTTTGATTTCTTCGATTGCATTTTTATAGAATGTTTGATAGGCGTGATCCTTCATATCAAACTTGAAGAAGTTCTTACGCCAATCATAATTACCATATGCAATTTCTAAGTCTTTATTTGTAGTGACAGTTACGTGCTCATCACAAATTAAATTAGAATCTTCATGTCCATAGTGAATAATATGATGTCCACGAGCTTTCATCATTTTTCCGAATTTGAGAACCTTCTGCGTATAAGCACAACCTGTATACTCAGAATTAGTTACAGTATGTGGCAGCGATAGAATATGAAATCTGTATTTTTGACTCATTATAATCTCCTAATTCAATATAATAATTACATTTCTATTTAGTTGCGTTTGGTGCAACTTCAATTATTCCTTCAAGAACTCTTATGACTGTAGTGCCACTTGTAAATTCGACATCATATACATATCTTCCTGGTTTATATGTAGCAGTATTTACAGCAGTTGCAGATATTGTAATTCTACCATCTGTTGCTGGTGCAACAATCGAAACAGTCAACGAATATACATTAAAATCTGAATAATAAGATTTCCTAATTTTACAAGAACCAGTATAACTAGTCAAATTTAAAGGAGTATCATCTGAATTTTTAAGTGTAATCGTTGTTGAAAATGTTGCACCAGATTCTATCTTAAGATTAGTGTATTTAGCTGGCATGTATTCCTCTAATATTCTGTAATTGTAGTGTCAATTGTATAGTTATCGTCTCTATCAGCAGTCGAAGGATTAACAGAAACAGTTGTTGTTACTAGTTTTTGTGTTGTATCTAATTCATAAAAATTAGTAACTGCAGTTTTGATAATCTTAGAATCAGAAATTGGTGGATAGATCCAAGAATTAGCAACAAATGTCATAGTCCAAGTGATAATTCTATCATCTTCTACAGCTCCTTCATATTCATCAGATTGTGAAACTGAAGTTAGTGTTATCTGCACATCTCTCTTCATATCAAGAGATGGTATATCGTTCATTGTAATAGTATAAAAAGGAGTGAAATATGGAAGAATTTGTTCTATAATTTGCAAACCATCATCTATATATTTGACGAAAAGATTTACTGTAAATTCAAAATTATAAGGAACTGGATTATATTGACCGGAATAACTTGAAGATAGAGATGCTGTTCCAGATCCTACAGAAGTAATGTCTAAAGCAGTTCCAGCTTCTGCTAAAGATTTAGTAGAAGCTAATTTAATTGTATTGTTATTTACTTTTATTGCATAATAAGTTCCGTTATTACTAATACCAGTAGATCCTATTACTGTTCCAGAACCCATAGAATATTTAATGGATTGTCCAGTTCTCAAATTATGAGAAGGAATTGCAATTGTATTATCTGTTACGTTCACTGCTGTTGCTGCGTTAAATGTTAAATTGCTTGGTGGAACATAAACATTCTTACCAATAGTTTGTTGTTTTCTAGTTGAATCATAAGAAATAGAAGTTAATTCAAATGATAATCTTGGAAGAATTATCTTTACATCAACAAAATTCTCTCTTCTTTGGACGTCTTGCTGCTGTAACATTGTGATTGTTTTATCAGCAGATGCATAACCAAGCGGAACCTTTATAGTAGTTGCAACAGATCCGTCTTGATTATATCTTACGACTCTTATATTATTAAATAGAGAACCGAAAGCAGCAGTCAGATTTCTAATTGTAGAGAAATAAAAGTTTGATGAATTTAACATTTATACATTCTCCTTAAAGATTAATTATTCTGTGAAAACGGATTCGATTCAGTAAAATCTATTACAATATTCGATTTAGTTTGTATTTGATCGTTCTTAGCAAATGGATCACCAATTCCTGTAGCACCATCATTATTATAAGTTACATTAACTTCATCTGCTTCAGTACCAGTGTCAATAGTTTCATTAGAATATTTAAATACTTCGCAAGTTAGAATAAAATATTGTCTCGCCCCAAGAGGAAATAGAGGATTCTTATCATCAACATATTTAATTTCGAAAAGGGATCTTCCTGTAGGATACATTATAAGATCACCTTCGACTGGAAGAACCTTTCCTACAATAGATTCAAATCTTTCTCTAGAAACAATTAATCTTAATCTATCACCTAGAGTGAATCCAAATTTGGAAATTAAAGCTCCGTCCCCAAGAAATGCTTCATAATTCTCTATGAACATTTCTATTACAAAATTTCTCTCGAATTTAGATATATAATCTTCACGATATAATTCATCAACATTAACAATAGTTCTTGGTAAATAAACAAAATCACATCCTGCAATTTGTATAGATTCATTTACCAAAACTTGGAGAAGATTCTGTTCTTCTGCAGAACCTATACCACGACCGGATTGAAAAAATTTATTAGTTGGCATGATTTATCCAATAAATATGTCCAATGGCAATTGTAAATCTCGTGTGAGTCTTGTTTCTAATTTTTCTATTTCAGTTATAGCTTCTGAATATATCGCATCACCATTAATTGTTATACCGCCTGGCAAATTCATATTTCCAAATTTCTTAAGATTCTCACCCCATTGTCTTTTAATTAGAGCTGTAGCATATTCCTTAAGAAATTCGTCAGCCCAAATATCATTGAAAGTGTCCACATCTAATTTCTTATAAATCTTCAAAACAATATTAGAAGTTTTTTGTTTTAATAAAGATAGAGGTTCGTTGAACCTAATTCTATTTGTTTTTCTATTAAAGTTAAAAGAATTTAATGGTGATAATG